GTGGACGATCTTGCTCATGACCCGACTCCTTGCAACATCGAGTTTCTTTGCTGTGAGTTGATCTGCGGCTGACCACCCATCAAGGTTTGAATCAGCGCATTGCTTCTGGCTGCTTCCGTTCCGCCGCTACTGACGTTCTTCCTGACCGTCTCTCTACTCGTGACAGGAGACTGCCTGACCGTGTTCTCATCGCCACCAAGCATCTCAGCCGGCGCGGCAAACGTGATGAATCGCTTGAACTCAGGTCTGTTTTTCAGTCTGGCGATTTCTTCGACGATGGCTTGTGCATCGATCGAGGCACCCGAGGCTTGGAACATCGGCCAAAGCGGTGCAATCTCGCGGATCACCTGAAACAACTCCCGAAGCTTCTGCTCTGGAGTCTTGAAGATCATCGAGTATGGCTCGATCCTAAACTCGTAATCCTCGAACTCACCCTGGCGGTAGTCTGGCGTCCAGTCGGAGTTTACGTTGATGCCTGTGTTGCCGACTTCCATGGAGGTCTTCAACTCGAGAGTTTGATCCTCCCACATCAGCCTGCCGAGGTCCAAAATGCACTTGGAGGCGAACGAAACCACCGCCATTCGCATGTCAGCTACGTTCTTTGAGACGTTGCCATGAATCAACTCTTCTTGACCGAGCGTGCTGGCTTGCTGACCAAGACCACCCATGGCTTGAAGGTTTCCAGCCAAACGGTCGTACTCCGTTTGAATGAACGTGGCTAGTGCCATGTCTCGCTGATCAACGCCGCCGCTCTGGAACTGCTTGATTGACTCTGGACTCTTGGCTCGATACCACCCGTTCCGCTGGGCAGTCCTAAGCCTTTCTGCGTCGTCCTCCATCCCTGGTGGGTAGACGTTGACCACTCGATTGGCATCCGAGTCAGCTTCCATTCGCCTGTGCAAGCGATTTTGGAGATCGTGCATTCCCTTGAGGTTCATCGCGGGAGACGTCGGGATGATGTTGTCGGGGGTTTCGCCGAGCGACAAGAACTTGTACGGACCAGCTTGGGATCCCGTCCATGGTCTTTCGATAAGCGGTTCCATGTCTTGCTGGTCGCAAGGCAAGGTGACGATTGTGTTGTTTTCGGCGATCCAGATGTCCTGGAGCCAGATCATGGGTTTGAGATCGTCGTCCTGAGCACTCCCCCAGTCCGAAGCCATGTCCCGAGTGGCACCTACCGAATCATGGTGCTCCCTGTTGGTCGGTCTGAGTTTGTCCTTGACCTTTTTGTCGTACCCAGGTTCGTCCATCACCTTTTCGAAGTCGGCGCGATAGCGATGTCCGCAATATCGCATCTTGCTCAACTCTTTGGCGGTCATATCGAGAATCAAGTCGTCAAGCGACACTCGATTGAACCAAGGTTGACCTGGGTCGAGCCAAACATCTTCCTCCGACTCAAGCAGTCCGTGGAAGCGAGTGTCCGTGTCACGCATCATGACAACGCCACACCCGAGGCAGAAAAACGCATCAAGGACAATCATCCTGAACGTCTCGTCCAGAGCCATGTCACTGATGAGCTTGGCGAGGTTGACTTCAAAACGCCTTGCGAACGGAAGCATATCCATTCGTGGAGTCGAAACCAAAACGCTAGGGTTGTTCGCAGCCAGAGCGACCGTGTAGATACGTGCCGTCTGGTTCATCAAGTTGACGAGAGTTTTGTTCTCTGCGCCTGATTCGTTGTACCAAGAGCCAACGTAATCCTTGATCAACGTCTGCCGAACGCGACGAAAAGGCTCCAAAGCATCCCGCGATGAGCGGATTGCCTTGTAAAGCCGATCTCGTTTTTGCTGGTCTTTTAGATCAAACATCTACAGTCGAAATGGTACGGATGATTTTCCGAACGACTCCGACTGGGTTTTATCGCCAGCCTATCGCCTAACTAAGCTTTTTCCAGTTACTTTTTCCCGCTGGATGGGGTCTTGTCGCCTGTAAGCAATGCTTTCGCTTGCGTCAAATACTGAGCCGATTGCGAATACTTTTGTGCGCAGTCCGCATCCTGATCGTCCATTGATTGCTGAGTCGCCTTCAACGCCGCCTGAGCCAGCTTGTCAACCGATTCGCTTAGCAAACTTGACAGAGAGGAGCGATCCCCTCCATGCGTACTCCACGAATGAGTTGAAGTCAGAGCCGACTGCGAAAACTTTAGCGATTTGTCTGCATTCAAGCTAGCTCTTGCTTTATCAGCAAGCTTGCCAATCGCCGTAAGTGTCTTTTCTGAGAACTCGTCAGCCATTCTTTGCTTCCTCCAGGTATTAACCTGAGATTCCTTGCCTATCGCTTCAAAACGTCGCGTATCGAGTACATCGGACTGCCGACATCGACGCTACGTCTTTCCTGGCGTTCCCGCCATAAGTAACTACCATACTCTGGAGTTTGTCCCGTTTCAACATCGCTGTCAATTTTTTTTCCAGGATTATCGGTAGAAAATACCAGCCAAGCACCAGCAGCGGAGATTGCTCGATCGCCGTGATTCTTCTCCGTCGCGCCTTTGTTCTTGGTCGGCGCGTGGATAATTCTTCCGTTATCCCACTCGTACTCGCCGCACTCAACGAGCATCTCTTCCGATCTTGGCGTGTACTCTCCGCTCTCCATCGCCAACGCGAACTGCTCGAACATATCCGCTTTGTCGGCATCACGGCATGGGAACCCAGCCTTGCGACTCTTTGTTTGGGATCCGAGTTGATCAACGTCCCGATAGAAGATGTTGCCGTAATAGCAAACCTCACGCACCTCCTTGGCGAAACCTCCGGAGACACCCGAGTCTTCCCATCCAAGCAATGCGTTTCGCATCCACAAGCACAGGCCGACCACAATGCGAGCGAACGGACGAGGCTCAAGACCCTTGACCGTGTACTCAAGCACTTGCTCGCCTGTCCGATTGTCGATTCCCGATGCCACGGAGTTCGAGGCAAAGGCTCCCACCCCGCCTGACGCGATGTCGCAAGCGATCGTGAATGGACCAAGTGTTGGTCTGTTGTCGATTCCTGGCTTGAACCAAAGCGACAGGGGACCGTTCTCGTCGGGGATAAGACCTTTGAGCTCGAGCGTTTCGCTGTCGAACACCGGCTTGCCTCTCCAAACTGGCTTTTTGCAGTGCTCGCGTTTCATGCGGTCCAGCAAGTCCGTGGTGAACACCTTGCCGGCTGACCCTTTGGCATCCATGTCCAACTCTCGAGCAATGTACCGCGGAGTGGACCCTGGGACCAAACAATGGGAATCGTACCAGGGAGATCTCACCTTGCCTTCGATCTTGTGCCCCTTGCGCTCGATCGTCCGCAGCTCTCGCTCGTGCGACGCGATGTACTTTTCGACTTCCTCCTGCTCGGCAGGGTTGATCGCCTTGACCACCCCGTCCTGCTTGACGTAAGCCAATCTGGCGTGCTCTGGATTGTCCTTCCAGTCGAGGGAATAGACTTTCGGGTTCTCTTTGTCAGTTGCCGACTCGTAGAACACTCCCGTATCAGCTCCAAACGTCGAGCACAAGACGATGCAATTCGTGACGTGTGCGACCGAGGACATGATTTTGTAATCGATGCCGTTTGCGATGAACTCCTCGGATCCAACTTCATCGAACGCAAACATCGTCGTCCGGCCACCCCGAGCAACGTCACTCGTCGCAGCAAACCCAACCCATATCGAACCAGTAATCGGCAAAAGAATCGTGTGATCGTCGATATTCCGCTTGTACCCGTCGAGCATCCACAACGGAAGCTTATCGAGCATCGTGGATAACTTGTTCATTACCGCGGTTGGATCTTTGGAATCCATCATCTTTTCGTTCCGAGTCACCAAACCCGACGAAAAGCCTTTTTCGAACAAAGCTCGCCTAATCTGCGCCCCGAGGTACACGTATGTCCCGCCTTGCGCTCGGCTTTTGGGGATCGTCACCGACACTGGATGCTCAGTCTCCATCGCCTCTGTGATCGCATTATCGATCGCCGTGATCACCTTTTCCTGGTGGTTCCACGGCACAAACGGCTTCATCTTGACCTTGGCTCGCGGTTCATGCACCCACAGAGCGAACGCGAAAAAGAACAGCACATCGGTTTCGCAGGCTTGCAACAACGCATCGCGGAACCGCTTGTCGGTCAAGGCGCGTTCCCTGCATCGGATTCGCCATTCCAGGTTCTCGATTGGATCTTTTGGTGCTAGGTCGTAGTAGGACATGACTTCGCGTCAGTAAATGGAAAAAGCTGCGAGACAGGAGTCCCGCAGCTTCTTTGGAGATTTGCTCCCGATGAAAGAGCATGCGTAAGTGTATCAAGCCAGTTTCGCATGTCAACAACCTTTATTTTCTTTCCAGTGCCTCTCGCATGCTCATCGTCTTGAGGCGAGCTCGGAGTGTCGACTCCT